CCGACTATTATCATGATCTCAGAGGGAAACCCTTATACACTAATGATACTGTTATAACAGCTAGATAGGTCAATGAATTTGCTAAAGTATAATGTGTTAAGACATCACATAGTGTTATACATCTTAAATAGAGTGTGTATGATCATCATTCACCTAACAAGACTACTATGTATACTCATATTGAAAAAACTATGGAAGTAAGACCATCTTAGAACTTGGTACACATACAAGCAGGAGATATGGGTTGTGGAATTAGAGCTTAATATATTGTAAAAGAGTAACACCTACATTAAAAAGTTTTTGTTATGTTTAAAGATAACTAGATGGGTAAAGTTAAGGTCAAATTTAAAAATTATACAAGAGGTATCATGTCAAACAAGGTTCCATGTTTACATTAATAATCTGATATCGCAGCATATGTAGATCATACTTGCCATCTTTCTATTGGTAAAGATTAGTATATAAGAGCTAGAATTAAAAAATTTATAAATGCTTAGATAAAAACTTGGTAATGGAAAACCTATGATGAATTAATTGTTATGATACGCAACTCTCATGGTGAAAAAGATGCAATGGCTATGCTTGGCTCTGATTATTGTTAAGCAACTGTTGACATGATGTTGTTTTTTGTTCAATATTCACATTAAAATTAAGAACTCATAAATAAAAGATCTGATCCTGACATACATTAGAAATGCATTTATGGCTTTAGAAAGAAAATTTATTAAATAGTGACCTTGTAAAAGGTGGTTCTATTTAGATAGAATATGCAAAATATTTTGTCACTTAAAATCATAGACCACCTGAAAAAAGCGATTGTAATAAATTAGTACATGTTAATGTTGATAACACTTACACGAAGAATAAAATTTTACATAAATATAGTGATATTCACTTTTGTATAAACAAGGGACAAAAAACTCGTATAGAGGATATGGATAGGGTGGCTTCCACTTAAAGGAAGGTAATGACCCCAGAAAAGAAATTAATCAGAGGAGGAAAAGTTGTTTTTATATATGAATTCGACTCTGATAATTTATCCACTTAATACGGAGCCCTCATTGATAGATAATTTGGAACTTTGACTTCACCTAATCCTGCAGATGTAGAAAAACTTGCAGCTTTTACAAGTACATGGTTTGATGTTATGGAAAAAGAGAATAAATTTTATGATGAAATGATTGGACACTTCTAAGTTAATGAGGATATTAAAACACCATTCATGTACACTTAAGATCAGAATTTCCCTACGAGGAAAAAGAAAAGATATTTAAA